AAGAGACGAAGCAGGTCAACACTCCTCAGGTGCGCGACAGCAATGGACGTTTTGTGAGCGCCCAGCAGAGAGCCAACGAGCTGTTTGCAGAGGCGCAGACGATCAAGGACACCACCGGCGTAGACGTATACGCCATGTACACCCAAGACCCTGAAGTAAAGCAGAAGATACTGAGCGGCGAGTGGCGTTTCAAGGACGTTTACAACGCCCACAAGGAGCAGGAGGCAAGAAAAGCCACGCCTGCTCCTGTTCGTTCCAGCAATGGAATGGCGATTGGCGATATGAGTATCGCCAAGATGAGCGCCAGCAACTTTGACCAGCTCAACGCACTGCTTGCACAGGGAAAGACGATTGATATGCGGAGGTAATTCCCTATGGCAGTTTTTGAGAACATGAACTATACCTATTCCCCCGGCGTAGCTCCCGGCGTGATTGAGTTCTACGAACGTACCCTGCTGGAGAACGCCAAGCCCGATATGGTGCACGGCCGCGACGGCCAGAAGCGCAAGCTGCCGGAACACAACGGCAAGCATGTGCAGTTCCGCAAGATGGTACCCTTTGCTGCGGTTACTGAACCCCTGAAGGAAGGCGTGACCCCTGAAGGTCAGGAACTGAAGCAGACCGCCTTCACCGTGATGGTGAAGCCCTACGGCCGTCATGTGGAGATCACCGACGAGCTGAACTTCTACCAGCTGGATGACATGCACCGCGAGTCTGCGAAGCTGCTGTCTGATCAGGCCATTCTGAGCCTGGACACCATCTGCCGCGACGCGATCAACGCCGGTATGAACGTGCAGTTTGCTGGCAACAAGACCAGCCGCGGCACCATTACCGCTGGCGACAAGCTGACTGCGGACGATATCAAGAAGGCTGTGCGCACCCTGCGCCGCAACAACGCCAAGCCCTTTGCCGATGGTTACTACCATGCCATTGTGCACCCCGACACCATCTATGACCTGACCAGCGATCCCCTTTGGATTGACGTGGCCAAGTATCAGGACAAGGAAAAGGTGGAGAAGTACGAGCTTGGCACCATGTACAAGGTGAAGTTCTACGAGAGCACCAACGCCAAGACCTTTGCCAAGGCTGACTACCTGTACGGCACCACTGCCAGCCTGACCATCAGCAATGTGGACGTTGAGAACCGCACTGCCACCCTGGCCACTGCACTTGACGCTGACACTGCCCGTATGCTGACCGGCAAGATGGTTGACCTGGTTGGCTCCGCCACTACGCCCACCTGCATTGAGCGCATTGACGGCGACAAGATCACCTTCCGCTGGCTGACCGAAGCTGCCGCAGACGCAACCAAGATTCAGCCCACTGGCGGCGGCGCTGACGATGCGACCGTTTACAGCACTGTGATCTACGCCGACAATGCCTACGGCGACGTGGAGCTTGGCGGCGACGGCGGCAACGTGAAGGTCATCATCAATCCTCCCGGCTCTTCCGGCGCTCTGGATCCTCTGGAGCAGCGCGGCACCATTGCCTGGAAGGTGAAGGGCTTTGCCTGTGCGATCCTTCAGGACGCCTTCATTGTGCGCATCGAACACGGCGCTACTGCCTAAGCGGCTTTAGCCTGAACAACCTATAGGGGGAGATCGGTACTGGTCTCCCCCTATTTTCTGTATAAGGAGGAATGAGAATGGCTACTAAGAAGATCGAAGACGGCATCAGCGTTGTGAACACGCCCAAGGCCGTAAGCAAGGAACCCACTGTGCGCGTATTCATCCCGCTGGCTGAGGATACCAACAGTGACCTGAAGGTGGACCAGAACGAAACGGTGATCATCAACGGCAAGGTGACCCGCATTCGCCGCGGCGAGTATGTGGACGTGAAGGTGCCTGTATTCATGCAGCTGAAGCAGCGTTATCCCAATCTGTAAGGGAGGGAGAAACGTGAACCTGTTGGCGATCAAAAACATGGTGATGCACCAGACCAACAATGACGCGGATGACCTTGGGGATTATATGCCCTATCTTGGGGACTACATCAACGAGGGATACGACCGGCTGGTGCTGATTTATGCAGGCGTGCATGCGGACAGCGAAAACTACCCGCTTTTGACCCATGACAAGAGCGAGCCGGAACTGCCTGTGTGGACGCACCGGGCGATTGCCGACTGGGCGACGTGGCTGTGCTACCGAAACGGGAACACCCAGAAACAGAGCCGCGGCTACCAGTACCGCAACGCCTTTATGGAAGTGGAAAGCAGGCTGAGAAGCATGGGTGTGGATGCAAACGGGCTGCGCACCGTGGAAGGCAGCACAAGAAAATACATAGTGAATATACCGAGGTGACGGGCGATGCAGAAAGAGGAATACAAGAAGCTGGCCGGAGAGGCATACGGCAGGCTGCGGATATGGCGTGACGGGTGCAGGGAGATGCATGAACGTGCTCGGGAAGCACGAAAGATCATTCTTCTGCAGGACCCGAAGCAGGACGCGCAGACGGCCTCCAGGCGCAAGGACAAGCGGACGATCCAGCTGCAGACCCTGAAATCGACCTTCAACAACTGCGTGGCTGACCAGATGGACAATATGCCCGAAGCCCTGATGATGCCGGAAACCAGAGAACTGCAGAAGACGGCGGAAGACCTGACCGACGTTGTGCGGTTCATTATGAATATGAACCGATACGAAAGCCTGCACAGGAAGCGCGTGGAGGACTGCTTTGGCACCGGCACAGCGATTACGCAGGTGGTATGGGATCCTGATATGGACGGCGGCAAGGGCAATGTGGCGCTGATCCGCTGGCCTGTGGAAGCGTTTTTGTGGGACCCTGCTGCGGAGGACATACAGGACAGCCGTGCGCTGTTTAAGGTGAGCTGGTTCCCGAAGAGCTGGTATGAGCAGCACTACCCTGACCTTGCCGAAGAGATTGGCAGTGACGAAGGCGAGTACAGCGGCCTGGGCATGGCAGATGCGCAGATGGACAGCAAGCTGGCCGACGAAGATAAGACGATGCTGGTGGAATACTGGTACCGGCTGTACGACGCAAAGAAGCGCAGATACACCATAAACGTGGCTTATCTGGCCGGTGGCGTGGTTCTGGAAGAGAGCAAGGATATTTACAAGCACGGCATGTATCCCTTTGTTCTGGACGTATTTACGCCGATTGAGGGCCTGCCTGTAGGCGATGGCCTGATACAGGAGCTTGCGCCAATGATGCGCTATGTGAACCGCTATGCCAGCTACATTGACATGAACCTGCGAATGAGCAGCAAGGGCCGACTGCTGGTAGACCGCAACGCTGGCGTGGACAAGGAAGCGCTTTTGGACTGGGAAAATGACGTGGTGGAAGGCGACCGCATTGACTCCAGCGCCATTCAGTGGCTGCAGACCCAGCCGTTTACCGGCATGGTGACCCAGCAGATGCTTCAGCTTCAGACCGATATCAAGCAGGACAGCGGCCAGAACCAGTTCACCCGCGGCGAGACGGCAGGCGGCATTACGGCTGCCAGCGCCATCAGCGCCCTGCAGGAGGCAGGCGGCAAGATTACCCGACTGCGCACTGCAGTGCTCAATCAGGGCTACAGAAGCATTGTGGAACAGGTGATGTGGCTGATCAACCAGTTCTACGACAAGAAGCGCGTGGTATTCATTACCGGCGAGCGGAATGAACGCGAAATCGACGCCAGCGCTGAACGCTTGTTTGGACGAAAGAGCAGCGGCGTGCTTCCCCCGCCTCCCTACACCGTGCAGGTGCAGGTACAGAGGCGCAATCCCCTGCGTCAGCAGGCGCAGAACGAGCTGATCATGCAGTCTTATTCCATGAGCGCACAGGCAGGGCAGTATTTCCCGCTGAGTGCGTTGTTTGAGCTTTTGCAGGTGGACGGCAAGGAGCGGATTCTTCCTGTTTTGAGGGAGAATGAAGTGATTACGCAGAAGCTGCAGCAGATGCAGATGCTGCAGGATCAGGTGGCAAGTCAACAGCAGGCCATTGATAACCTGAAGGCTGTGAACGACCGCCTTGCCCAGAGCGCCGGTGCGCCTGCGCAGGAAACACCTACTGGCATGGAGGGTGGCAATCCCATAGGAATGGGGGTAGGCTGATGGCAAGTTATGTGAGCATTGGTACTTACGATGCCTCCATACGGATACCAGAGTTCAAAGGGCTGAACCAGTACGGCGACGGAATAGGCACAGACCCAAGATACGCCGTTGAAAGCGTAGGCGCTGTGACCAGAGAAGGCATTCTTCGCCCTGCATACGCCTGTGAGCTGCTGGACGGCGAGACGCCGAAGCCCATTGAAACGCTGGCGAGGCTTTACCGCAGATGGTACACAGATGACCATGAAGTGATGATTGCCGCTGCCGGTGGGCAACTGTACTGGATGCTTCCGGGCGGAGAAAAGTGGACGAAGCTGGACATTCCCGTTGATTACGAAGGCGACAGCTACCAGAGCAATGTATGGAGCTGGGTGGCCTACGAGATCAACCCGGAAGGCAGCGAAGCGCCGGTGGATGTGCTGCTTATGAGCAATGCGCAGGACGGCATGATCTACATACGCGGCGACATGCTGGAAGTGGGCGTGATTGCCACACCCAAGAAGTTTGGCGTGATCACGCGATATGCCGAACGCATTTGGGGCGGCGGCATTGTAGAAGACCCGGACATGCTGGTGTACAGCGCACCCTATGACCCGTTTGACTGGACGCAGAATGACGAGATCCCGGAAGATGGTGCAGGCGACATTATGCAGCCTTCGTGGGATGGCGACAGCTTCACGGCGCTGACTCCGTTTGGCAGCCAGCTGATCGCCCTGAAGAAGACGAAGGTATGGCGCGTGCTTGGTACCGACCCTGGCGAGTATGTGTTCAAGGAACAGTACGGCGGCGGAACGGCGTATGCCCAGACGGTGGCGGTGGACGGTACGCGGATTCTGATGCTGGGGCGCGACGGGCTGATGCGGTACGACGGCGAAACGGTGACGCCGTATTATCAGGAATACGCCAGGAAGGTATGGGAGCGCATGAACGTGACGTCGCTTGACCAGGCATTTGGCTGCCTGTGGCGCGGGACTTACTACTGTGCGCTGCCGCTGGACGGCGCTGAAAAGAACAACGCTGTGCTGGTGTTCAACACGGATGAAAATACATGGCTTCTGCGCGAGGATGTGAGCGTAGAAGCTTTTTTGCCTACGGAAGATGCGCTGTACTTTACCAGTACGCAGGAACCCGGCAGGATCCTGAAATGGAACGAGGATGAAGGCAGCGCGGCCGTGCCGATACGCTGGGTGAGCGGATGGCAAGAACTGGGGTACAAGAACATTGCCAAGGGCAGCTTTACGGTATACCTGACGGTGGAGTGTGAAAAGGAAGTTGCGCTGAAACTGAGCATGCAGACCGAAAAGAAGCTGAAGACCAAGGAAGTGACCTTCTACCCGCCCGAAGACGGCAAGGGAGCCAAGCAGCGCAAGGTGCGGTTTGGCGGCAACGGAAGGCGGTTCAGGCTGATCGTTGAGAGCGAAGGGACGGTTCCGTGGAAGATCATCGGTGGGCTTCAGATAGAAGCAGAAACGGATGTGGACTGATGAAGAAAGCGACAGGCTACCAGTATGAACCGCCGGTAACGCCGAAAAAGTGGGTTGGCGAAGAAAAACAGTTTGCGATGCGGCTTACACAGATTGCTGATGACCTGTACAACAAGTACGGCAAACTGCTGGAGCGTGTGAAGGAGTTGGAGAAGAATGGTAACGTTTGACGGATACGACGTTGAGCTTTCCCGCGGCGATACGCTGGTGATGAAGATTGAGCTTGACGGGCGCGACCTGCCGGAAGGCACGGACGGCGTATTCACGATTAAGAAACGCATTACCAGCGACGAAGTGGTGCTTCAGAAACGCTTTAACGCAAGCGATGAAGAACTGACTGTGGTGCTGGATGCGGACGAAACGAACCTTGCCCCCGGCACCTACTTCTGGGATGTGCGTTTGCAGATCCCCATGGAAGAGGGCGGCTATGAAGTATACACGCCGATGGAATACGCGGCGTTTGTGGTGCTACCGGTGGTTGGCGTGGACATTGGTACAGACGGCGATCCCGGCATGAATCCGGATCTGCCTGTTTTGCAGGTGGTCATCGCTGAGGCTCGGAAGGCTGCGGACGCTGCCAATGCGGCGGCACGGGCGGTAGCGGAGGCGGGCCCTGCCGCAGTGAAAGAGGCGCTCAGCATTGGCAATAACGGAAACTGGTTCATCGGAGGGGTTGATACCGGGGTACCTGCAACCGGCCCGAAAGGAGAAGGCGTTGCCTACAGCGATGAAATGCCCGCTGCACCCGGCGAAGCAGCGCCCGGTACGCTAAACCGTGCCGCACGCGGCGATCATGTGCACCCGCTGCCCACGCCCGGGCAGCTGAATGCTCTGCCTGCGGATGGCACAGCAAAAAATGCTTCCCTGCTTGGCGGAAAGCCTCCGGAAGACTATCTGAGCGCGGATGGCACAGCAAAAAATGCATCCCTGCTCGGCGGCAAAGCGCCGGAATACTACCTGACTCCCAGCAACCTGCTGGTTAACAGCAATTTTACGAAAGTTGTGAACCGGAGGGGTATAACAAAAACAACTGCGTGGCAAGAGTGTATCGATAGATATATTGCCCGAATGAGCAATACACTTTTATCCTTTGATGATGATGGTATGACCATCCGTTCAGAGGAAAACACAAGTGGTTTTATCTATCAAAAGGTAGCTGATTACGAGCGCCTTTTGGGAAAAACCGTAACGTATGCAGCCAAGCTGAACGGCGAAATACTGACGAAAATCTACAACATTCCTGCAACTCTTCCTTCCTCGTGGACAGATTTTGGTTCTGTCAATAAAAATAACCATACGATTAGTGCATTCTCATCGGATGGTACAAATTTAAGCTTCTCAATAGGTTTTGAAAACGGAGCTTCAACCAAGGCAGAATGGGCGGCGCTTTATGAAGGAGCATACACCGCCGATACGCTGCCGCCCTATGTGCCGAAGGGGTATGCAAACGAACTGCTCGCCTGTGAAGTGGCTGCAAAAGGCAGCATCATCAGCAGGGATTTGCTGTGGCAAAACGCCAGTCCAGCCAGCGAGTTTGCAGCGCAAAAGATCTCTATTGATCTGAGCGCATATAGCAGGGTTGGTATTGATTTCAGATACAACAATGATGAGGACGGTTTTTGCTATGGTGAGTTTGGCGTTGGCGTAAATGGCTTCGTTAACCCTAAGCAGGTCACCCTTACTGCTGACATTATGTACATTGTCGGCAGAGGCGGATACGCAAGAACAACGGGAGTGGAATTCCAGGACTGCTACCGCTATCCAAGCTACAACACGATGGGAACGAACGAGCTTAAAAACCAACTGCTGGTTCCGTGGCGAATCTACGGCATTAAGGGGGTTCTGGTATGATGTATGCTTTGAATATTGCAGAGGATAAGCGCATTCTTTCCGCTTGCGTAGTGCTTCCAAACGTCAGCTATGAAGGTATGCCTGTAGTGGAAACACTGCCTGACGGCAATATTTACGAATATCTTTACGTGGAAGGCGCGTACGTTCACGAACCGCTGCCCGAACCGGAGCCTGTGAAACCCATGCCAACAAACGAGGAACGCATTGCCGCGCTGGAAGAACAGCTTGCCGCCTATGAAGCGGCCTATCAGGAAGGAGTGAACGAGGCATGAGCATGACCGATGTATTCCGCAGTCTTGGACGCAGCGATGCGCTGAAGCTGCGCGAAACTGCCAACGGAATGACTGGCACGCAGATCATCGCGCAGGAGCACAGCGTTCCCGCATTCGATCCTGCGAAGGATTACAGCGCATGGCCTGTTGGTTCCCCTGTGAGCGACGAGGGACAGGTGTGGACGCTTATTCAGCCGTACAATGCCGCCAGCTACGAGGGCCGGCCTTCCGCCCTTCGCGCCCTGTGGGGTCTTGCGCACACCACCGATCCCGCTCGTGCCAAGCCGTGGGTGGATCCCTTTGGCACCAGCGGCATGTACATGAAGGGCGAATGCTACAAAGCAGAGGATGGCACGGTGTACCGCGCCCTGCTGGACAACCTTGTGCATAACGCCTCGGCGTATCCTGATGGATGGGAGCGTGTGAACGTATGAACGTGACCCGGTTTGTGGAGAACGTGCGCAGAATTGCCGAAAGCAACCCAACCTACCGCACAGGCGGCGACGGCAGCGACGGCACCTGCGACTGCATCGGGTTGATCATGGGTGCGCTGGGCAGGGAATACCCCATGCACAGCACCAACTACTTTGCGCGGTTTGAAATGGCAGAGCTTGCGCCCATCCGCAAGGACACGGCTGTTGAGCTTGGCAACCTTGTGTACAAAACAAGGGACGAGGGAAGCACCGGATATGACCTTCATGAGCGATACAAACAGGGTGGAAGGTATTTTGCCAGCACGCTGCTTGATTACTACCACGTTGGCGTTGTAACGAGCGTTGATTCGCTGGTGATCACCCACTGCACGCAGACAGATGGCGTGGACGGTATTGATTACGATACCAGCCTGAATAGCTGGACGTATTGTGGAGAAGCGGCAGATGTGGAGTATGAAGACCAGCGGGATGACGATTTTACTGGCGAAGCGTCGTTGCCTGAGCTGGCGGTAGTGTACAGCGAAGACCGCGAGCCGGTGCGCATGCGCAGCACCCCTGCAACCGACGCAGGCTACAACACGGTGGTCAAGGTACCTTTTGGCGCTGAGGTGATCGTTCGTGAGCGCACGAATGACTGGGCGACGGTACAGTGGAACGGCAAGTACGGCTTTATGCAGACCAAGTTCCTGCGCGTGATTGGCATGGCTGAACCTACCGACAATGGCAATGGAGACCCCATGAGCTTTGAAGACAAGGTGCTGGCCAAGCTGGACGAGATCCTTATGCTGGTGAAAGGCGGTGAAGGATAATGGAACACGAGATGCTGAAACAGGAGCGCGAGATTGCAGAGCTGACAGGCCGCGTGAGCGCCAACGAGGAGAATATTAAGACCCTGTACGCGCAGCAGAAGGAGCAGAAAAAACTGCTGGATGCAGTGCAGGAGCTGGCGCTGAGTTTGCGCGATGTGATGCACGGGCAGCAGAGCCTGAACCGCAAGGTGGACAGCATGGCCAAGGACATTGACGAGCTGAAAGCGGAGCCTGCCGAGAAGTGGAAATACTACACCCGTGAGGTGGCGAAGGTGGTTTTGGCTGCATGCGTTGGTTTTCTTCTGAGCAGGATCGGGGTGAACTGATGCACAGTGTGAGAGCTGATTTTCCCGTGAATTGGGAACGGTGCAATGTGTACTGCCTGAGCGACCTGCACATAGGCGACGAGCATTCAGCAACTGACATTATTGCACAGCGGATTGAGCAGGCTGCAAATGACCCATACGGCGTGGTGGTGCTGAACGGCGATATCATGAACACTGCGACCAAGGCAAGCCCCAGCGACCTGTACAGCGAGCAGCTTTCCCCCATGCAGCAGATCAATGCGGCTGTGACTGCGCTGAAGCCTGTGAAGGAAAAGGTCATCGCGGCGTGCTGCGGCAACCATGAGGCAAGGATCTACCGAACGGACGGCATAGACACGATGCGGCTGGTATGCAGAGAACTTGGTGTGGAAGACAAGTATCACCCTGATGGTGTGCTTGTCTTTTTGCGTTTTGGGACACGAACCAGCGGCCACTACCACAGGGACAAGAACCCGAAGCAGTGGTACAGCCTGTATGTGACCCACGGAAGCGGAGGTGGCAGGAAGGAAGGCGGAAAGGCCAACCGTCTGGCTGACCTGAACGGCATTGTGGATGCGGACATCTACATCCACGGGCATACGCATCTGCCAATGGTATTCAAGGAAAGCTACTACCGCACCGACGCCAGCAACTGCTGCGCAAAGATGGTGGAGAAACTGTTTGTAAACACGGCTGCTGCGCTGAATTACGGCGGTTATGGGCAGGCACAGGCATACAAACCTGCGAGCGTGAGCAACCCGGTGATCCACCTTGAAAGCGCAAAGAAGCATGCCACGGCAACGATATGAGAGGTGATACGATATGGCGAACTGCGGCAAAATGAGAATGAACGTGAACACCTGGAAGGGTGCCAGTGCGTATGAAGTGGCCGTTGAAAACGGCTTTGAGGGTACTGAAGCGGAATGGCTGGCAAGCCTGAAAGGCTCGGACGGCAAGACCACCAACGTAAACTGGGTTGAGCAGGTGAACGGTAACGTGACCCTGACCGGCGAGAACATTACCGTCAGCGCTGAGGATAAGCGCACTTTGAAAGAAGTGGCTGCGGCGTTTGATACGCTGAATGGAAATTTTGGCGTTGGCGAAAACAGCATTGACCTGAAGGGGAAGTACCTTGACAATGCGCTGTTTCGTTAAGGGGTGAGCGCATGGCAAAAGTTATTACCAAATACCATGCCATAGCCAAAGGCGGCAGCGCAATGTACTACTACCAGTACGCGGATGGAAGTGGTACCAAAACAAGAATCCACAGCGGAACTGTGATTTATCTTCACAAGGATTACGCAAGCAGGATCACCAACAGCCGATACCTGATGATAGACCCGGCAGGCTGGCTGAACTACACCTACTGCCAGGAGATTGAGCCGGTATACGAAACGACCACGGACTACTGCACTGCGCCGACGAGCCTTGCGATAGACACGGTTACCAAAGTGATGACCATTACAGGCGGCGGTGGCGGCGACCTGAACGCGTTTACGGCCTTTGGCGTGAGCTGGAGGGAGAGAAGCATCAATTCCTCCACCTGGGGCGCATGGAGCGGAGACGAGGATGTGACGGGAAGAACCGTGAGTGTGACGGTAAACGCCGGAATGGTGAGGCAGTACAGGGTGCGAACCAAGGGCAGCGCAGGATCGACGTACTACAGCGGATACACGGTGGCCAGCACGCTGCTGAATGGCAATTCTGCTGCCGGAACGCCGACTGTGGAGGTTCCCAGCAGCGGAGCGATCACCTTCTGCCATTCTCCCACCATCAGGATCCAGTGCCCTGCCGACCCTGACGGCGATATGGTGATGTTGAAGCGGAGCATCGACAGCGGAGCATGGACGGATGTGGCGACAGCAACTGGCGACAGCAAGGTATACGACCATCTGAGTGGGCTTACGAACGGAACGCATACCGTGAGATACAAGCTGGTGGATACCATCGGTGCAGAGAGTGCCACGGACGGTGTGAGTTTTACGGTAACGGGGCATTCATGGGGACGTGCAATCGCGCCTGGCGATGTGATCAGCAATGAGCAGGTGAGCCACAGGGCAGACATTGAAGAACTGCTTGCGGCAGTGAACAGCGCGTGCGCTTTCTACAGTGTGCCGGATTGCGTGCTGGAAGGCGTTGTAGGCGTTTTTGGAGACTGGCGCAGGCAGATGGAAGGCCTTGAAAAGAAGATGAATGAATGCCTTCTGGCGGCGAATAAAGGGCAATACAGCTTTGCAGCCGTACCTGGGTATCCGGCTGCAGGCGTGATCAACGAGATACGGGACGTTGTTTTGACGATATAAGGAGGAAGAGCGATGAACAGCATTTTTACTGCGAAGTGGTGGACCTGCGCTGGCGTGCGTGCGCTGAAGACGATGGCGCAGTCTATGGTTGGCATGCTGGCAGGCGACATGGTTGGCGTGATGGACGTTAACTGGGTTGCGGTACTGAGCGTTGCCTGCGTGGCAGGCATAACCAGTATGCTGACCAGCATTGCCGGACTGCCGGAGGTGGAGTAAGATGGCCAGTTCCAACCTGGAGCAGCTGCTTGCCAAACTGAACGGGCAGAGCTACACTCCACTGACCGAAGAAGAAATGCGCAAGAAAGCGCAGGACCGATATGGCGCGGTATACGACGCCAAAGAGCTGGCAGCGCAGCAGGAGCATGATACCAATGCAATGCTGATAGACCAGCAGCTTGCAAGCCTTGATGCGACATACGGCAAGCAACTTGAGCAGAGCGCGAAGAACTACGCGCAGACAGTCAGTGCCTTTGACCGTGCAAGCCTTGGCCGCGGCATGCAGCGCAGCAGCTACAATGCGGCCAGCCTGGCCAACATTGGCATGCAGGGCGTAGAAGCGCAGCAGGCAATACTGGACACGCAGGCGGCGCAGACCAAGAACCTGCAGCAGCAGAAGGCGCTGCTTGGAAGCCAGCTGGCGGCTGAACTGGAGAGCCTGAGCGCACAGGAGCAGGCGGATATTCTGGCCTACCTGGATGAACTGGAGAACCAGCAGTATGGCCGTGGGCAGGATGCCAACCAGCTTGCGATGCAGATATATGAATATCAGAACGCCGAAGCACTGGCTGACCGTGAGTATGCGATGTGGCAGGCAGAGTTCAACGCCAAGTATGGCGGCGGCGGAAGCAGCGGAGGCGGCGGAAGCAGCGGAAGCGGAAACAAGAAAACCACCACCGCGTCCTACACCGGCAAGCCTGTGAACACGCTGGTTGACGCGCTGGCTGCCAATGCACAGGTATACAACAAGGAAGCGGCAAAGAACCTGTATGACGCGCTGCAGAAACCGCCTGCCGCGCCTACCCCGATGCAGAGCCTGACAAGCAAGGTGAGCAGCAAGAGCGGATTGGCTGCCAATAAAGCTGCAAGTATTCTGGACAAAAAGAAGAAGTGAGGGTTCCGATGGACGATAAGTTCAAGAAAGCACTGAACCGGCTGCAGAGCATAGCAAAGGAAGAAGGCTGGGAGAAACCAGCCAGCAATGGGACTTCTGGGACGAATCGTCCTTCAAAAGCGGCGGAGATTGAGCGGAGCAGGTTGTTGAGTGCCCCGCGATACACTGCTGCCCGTGAGCGTTTTGGCAAAGAAGCCACCAGCAAGGATTACTTTGACCAGAACTACCGAAAGGTGCTGGCCGGAGGCACCAATGAAGAGAAGCGAGCCTTCCGCGATACCTACCAGAGTTTTCTGGCTACGGAGGCATACGACCGTGAACTGGCCGACTTCCACAAGCGGATGCAGGACACGATCCGCAGCGGTGGATTTGACAGCGCGGATGAAGCGGTGCATTTCATCTTCAACAACGCTGACGGCACCAGCCGCACGCCTCATCTGGACAAGATGGAAGTGGAACCGCTGCATGAGATCAGCTTTGACAAAGAAGCGCTGGAACAGAGCATCCGATTGCAGTGGGACA